TGCTTTTTTAAAAACCCAAACCGTATCTTGTATTTTTTCAATATCAAAATTATTTTCTGTAGATGTCATCTAATATTTGTTTCTTTCATAATGGCCGACTTCTTTTATAAAACCTACTAGCACATACCTAATTGGTCCTTCAGAAACTGGCTTTACCCCATGCTCATATTTTTGATTTCCTGGGAAAATTAACAAAGTTTTTGGTTTTGGTCTAAGCTCAAGATTAAGATTTTTGAAAAACAATTCTCCATCTTTATAATCATCATTTAGATAAATAATAGCTGCATACTTTATTGAAGGATCTGTGTGTTGATCTGTATGAGACTTAAGCTCCACGTTTGGCTGCATTCTTTGAATTGTAGCAAAGCCGCTTAGTTCTAAGTCTGGATCCGCCTCTGATATAGTAGACGCAAGCCTTTCGTAGAATATTCGATATTCTGGGTGATGAGATACATTTAGATTTTTATCTGCCCAATTTTGAGTAATTTCAAATTTACCCTCTGCAACTAGGTTTTCAACATCATCTCTGCCAAACTTTTCTAAACAAAATCTTTTGAGATTAGATGTGTATTCAATTTCCCAGTCAGATTGCACCGCAGAGCCTATTTGATTCATTAAAAACTCTAAGTCTTCATCTGTTAAAAAGTTTTCAATAGAAATTAATTCATCTGTAATCTCTTCAAATGGAATATTTTTTTGATTTAATAATTCTTTTAAATTATTGATCACTTTCATCATCTCCTAGCTTATATTTGTTGCCGCTCATGTCTAGCTTATAGCCCTCTTTAAGCAAATCTTGCCACTCTTTTCTTTCAATCTCCTGTTTTTCTCTAATTTGTCTCATCTCTTCTGCCCAAGCATCCCTAACCTCTTGGGGATAAGCATCTTCTTCCCGATCGTCCCAAAACGAGCCTATTGTATATCTAACGCCAGATTCAATAAGTGTAACCTCATGCATGTTGTTAAATCCGCCATCAAATGCTGCCAACATTCCAACTTTTGGAACTATTTCAATATCTTGTTTTGGAAATTTTAGTATACCACCTTCAAAATTCTCATTTAAATAAAGAAATGCAGCGTATCTACTTCTAGCAAATGGTCCTGAATTTCCATGCTGGTCTGTATTATCTGAGTGAATCCTGGCATATGCCCCTGGTTCCCATTTTTGAGTATGATATCCAATTTGAACGACTGTAGTAGGATCTATTTCGTGTACTGAAGCGACTGCCTTAATAATGCCCTTTTTAATTTCTGAAAAAATGTCATCTGGCAAACCTTCTGCAGTTATTTCTGAATCGCCATCTTGTGGAAGAATAGACGAATACGACTCATAAAATGATATTGGCATCCATGTAATAGTGCCATTTTCTGCAACTTTGTCTAAAACTTTTATAATTTTTGCAGACTCTTCTGGAGTTATAAAGTTTTCATATACTACAATATCTTCTGTTAGTCTATTTTTATTATTTAAGTTTACCATCTGTTATTCTCCTATAAAATTAGTGAATCCAATGTTGTGGAACCATATACTTAAAGCCACTTTTTACAAGATGTGCTGTGTGGTGATATGGTGGTGATGGTGGGAATATAATGACACTTCCTGCTTTTGGCTTTACTGCAAAAGTATAAGAGTCTGGAGAACATAAAGCAAAATCTGCTGATGGTGTTGTTCCAGTAATAGCACCATTTGGATCTCTAATAGTAAAAGAAATTTCTCCACCCTCGTAGTCATCATTAAGGTACATAACTAAAGAATACTTTAATCTTTCGTCCCCTTCTTGCTGATCAAAGTGTGCCCCCATCGATGTTCCTGACATATATTTCTTTACTGGCATTGCTGGAAAAAGTTTGGGGTCATCAAAATTTCCATGGGATTCTGCATAATCTCTTGCTACCTTCTGAAATGCATCATTAATTATATTATAAATTCTATCATTAACTGCAGCACCTTCAAACACAGTTCCAGAAGACGGAATGATGGTCTTATCTGTTCCATAAACATAGTGCTGGCCACTGCAGGCAGCCCACTCTCCCCATTCAGATATTTCTTCTAGATCTTTAACTAGCTGTTGTGGGTTTTCAATTACATCGGTATAATAAAACACATTATCATACAAAATTTCTTTATTCACGATTAAATCCTCCTCTAAGATTATATCATAATATGGAAAGTCATTTGGCTTTCCAGCATCTGGCCCCGTGTGCAATTCTTTATCTGCGTGAGGCATTTGAAGCTGGCCTGGCAGCCATCTAACCATTGCTGGACTGGTAGGAAGTGCATCAACTCCAAAAAATTTATCTACTTCAATTTTTAGTCTTGCAACCATTCCTTCAATAATGTCTGGGATTTTGGGATTTGTTTTTTGTATTGTTGGATAAGTAGCTACACGGTTTGCCCAATACCCAGCATCATAAATTACCGTTCCATTTTCATTATAATGGGTTTCGGTAACATCCCACTCTGTATTATTTCTAATAAAATCATTAAGAGTGGTGACCTCTTCTTCTGTCATAAAATCTTCAAGGGTTACAATATTATCTGGAGATGATCCAAAAAAACCAGATGGAGTAATTGATACTCTTTTTACTGCATTACTGTTTGCTAAATTATCCATAAACGTGTCCACATTAGTCGTACTTTCTTCTTTGCCAAACTTCATTTAAGTATACGCCGCCATTTGGAATTCTATACTTTCGAGAGTTTTCTATATTTTTTTGCATTATTTCTGCAGGTGCTCTAAGCTCATACTCAGACTCCCAATCTTCACGCTTAAATGGCAACATTTGTGCATATGGGGTTCCTGCTGGCAATATTCCAGTCCAACCCTCTTGAATAAAAAATGGAAATGTTCCTGGTAAATTAACTTTATCATTATCTACTATTCCGCTGGTAGTAAGAAATGGCAAATCATATCTTCCAAATGGCTGTGAATATAAAACGCTATAACCTTTTGGAACTTCTACTGCCCAATCTGGCCACCAAGCAAAATGTTTTTGATAATATCCTTTTGGGTGTTCAAATTGTGGCATTGGCTGTCTAACCTGAAGAAAATCTGGATATTTTGGGTCCATGACTTTAGCAGAAATTTCATTATTACTATCAAGAAAAAATTCAATATCGCATGGGGTTTTATATGTATATCCAGTTATAAAAATGTCATATATTGCGGGACAGGCTTTCCATGTTGGAATTTTTCCTTTGTCGGGACCAATCCAATGTTCTCCATTTGGCATTTTGGCATATCTGTCTGCATTTTTATACCAATCTGGCAAACTTTTAGATATTGGTTCTGGAGCAGATGGACTATTTTTAGATAACCATGGTCTATTTGATATAAACTTAATTTTTGCCATTGCCAATAACCTTCATAATTATTTTTTTAGCTTCGTGTTGTCCCACAGCATTTCCAGTATGATCTACTGCATCTCTATAAAAGTGTGTCCATTCTCCCTTTGAATTTTTTTCTTGACTAGCCTGCCCACGGTCTTTCATTTTTTGATTCCACTCATTATCTTCATATTCTGGCCTTCCTTTTATAACTTCTAGCTCATAAGATTGAATGTCTGTAAGAGAGATAGGGACTATTGCTGCAACTGGTGTATTTGCTGGAATTGTGATTTCAATATTTGGCTCAGTAATCATCCAAGCAATTGGAAAATCTCCGACTAATACAGATGTACTGGTTACTGTTGTCATGCATTGTGCTCCACGAATAAACTGATTTGGCACTGGCATAGTTAACAAGCTTATATTTTTTAAGTTTTCACCAACAAAAGTAAGATCGGTATGAAAACTTATAGTAGCATTCCCTCTATTTGGATGAGCATATTTTTCTCCAGAAATAATTTTTACATTTCCTGGAGTTGAGTCATTAATGCCATTCCAAATAAAAACAATATCTTCTGGAAAAGATATGCCCCAACCTAACCTATTTGATAAAGAAATAGGAAAACAGTGATATGCATGTCTATCAAATGTTTTATCCATCCAATCACGATGTAATGGTAATTGGTCTATGTTTGCCTGTTCCCCAAAAGTGTAGGCCCTGACCTTATTCATTAATTGCCAGTCTCCTGATAAAACTTTGGATTATGATATTTTTCAGAGTAGTCCAGCATTGTTACAATTGAATACTTTGTTCCAGATATTACTGGCTTTGCCTGATGTGGATACATAAAGTTAGACGGAAAGACAAAAAGATCTCCAGCTTTTGGTTTAATATTGAGTCCCTGTAGCCTAAAGTATAATTCTCCGCCCTCGTAATCATCATTTGGATATGCTACCAAAGAGACTACACAGTTATAAGAAAATCCATTGTCGTGGTGCTCCATAAAGTGCTGGTTTGGGCCATACTTAACAAAGTTCATAGCCTCCCAGTATCTTAGTTCTCCAATATTAAAGGTTTTGCAGTAATGCTTTACAGCCTGTAATTTTGCATTATAAAGATCTTGCCATAGTGACTGTAGCTGCTGAGATGCTGGACTCATATCTCCAGAA